AGCAGGGCTAAGAAACGTGCACTCGTTATCGAAGACAGCCTAGAAAAGATGGCTACCCTGTACCTGAAATGTATGCAGGTCTACGATAACACCCACTACACAGACGCACATGGCCTGAAATTCATTGCCGACCAGTTCACCCGTGACTTTGTGGTGAAGGTGGATGCCCACTCAAATTCACCCATCTTTATGGAAGACAGCCGCAAGATGGCGTTTGAGTTGTTCCAAGCTGGCGTAATCGACAAAGAGTCCTTGCTTGACATGATTGAGCCGCCAATGAAACAATTGTTGTTAGAGCGACTCAAAAAAGCAGAAGAAAAGCAAGAAGCTCAACAGGCTATGGAGCAACAAATGCAACAAATGCAACCTCCAAAGGCAGAAGGTAAACCAGACTTGAAAAAGGTGGGATGATGGCTCCAAACACAACTGGCATGACACAGCCTACGGCTGACCAACCACGGGTAGACACTGCCTCCTTGAAAAGGAATGAAGCACCACCCAACTTGACAATGCGTCAAACAGGGTATAAAACCTCCTACGGAAGGAGTCAACGGGACTCCAACCGCAAACAATATGGGAGTTCAAGATGAATATGAAGACCAAAAGTGGACGTAAGTGCCGCCGTTGATTCAAGATTCCGCAAGGAAAGGGTGTGGCTGCCTCCCCTTTGAGGTGGCCTTGTAAAAGGAAATATCATGATGTACGGAAAAGCAAAAATGGCTCCAAAAATGGCTCGTATGGGACGCAAAGCCCGTAAAGGTCGTAAGTAATGTCTACAGAGGGCTGACAAAAAATGCCCTCTACCTATTGACAAAATGTTTGTAAGTGGTTACAAACACGGCAAGGAGTGATTATGAGTGTTCCACCAGATAAGTTGATGGAGTTAATGCGAGGTAGCCAAGCGGCTGCGGGCGCACCCACCCCTAATGAGATGCCAGACGAAATGGATGCAGAAGCTCCCGAAGCTCCTCCAATGGCTTCTCCCATGTCTACTCCAGAACCCAAGATGGGAAATAAGGAAGCTGCACTTATTAACATAAGTATGGCTATTGATTTGCTTGAGCAATCCCTCCCCGCTTTTGGCTCCGTTTCAGAAGAGGGCAAGAAAACCCTCAACGCTATTCGGGCACTTAGCGGTTTGATTGGTCAGAAAAAAGGCAAAACTGACGAATTACAGCAATCTGAGATTCTCCAGTTACTGCAAACCTTGCCACAGGCGGGTGGTGCTACCCCTGAAGGCAGAGCAATGGCTCAAGCACCTATCCCTGGTATGCCTCCCGCTGGCGGTATGCCTCCCCCTCCCCCAATGTAAGGAACCAAAATGGAACTCTTCAAACCACGTGGCGCAGCAGCACCTCGCAAACCAACTGACAACAACCAACAAAATGGCGTTGTCACCAACACCCCCCGTTTTTCTCAGTTTGGTGGCTTGAGTGCCCCCAATAAACTGAACAAGTCGAGCATGGCTGTCCAAAAGCCAGGTGACGGCAAGCGTGTAATTTAATCGTATAAAGAGGGTAACTTTATGTCACTAGAAAATCTGTCCTTAGAAGCCCGTGATGAGTTGGCGGCACTTGCACAAACTCTTGCGGAAAACCCAGAAACTCGCAAAGACTTCTTGCGTATGACAAAGCGGGTCAAGCCTGACCTTCCTATCCCTGAACTTGACATTGAAGATTACACACACCGTGCGGTCAGCCGCTCGGAAGACCGTGTGCAAGCCTTGGAAGCTAAGTTGCGGGAAAAAGAAGCGATTGAAGAACTGCAAAAACGCCGTCAGTCTTTGATGAAAAAGGGTTTGATTTCTAACGAATCTGAAGTCGGTGATGTAGAAAAAATCATGTTGGAGCGTGGTATCACTAACCACGAAACAGCGGCTGAGTACCATCAGTGGATGAAACAGGCAGCAGTGCCTACTTCAACTGGATACAACCCAAGTGCTGTCAAGCAATTTGACTTGAACAAGTATTGGAAGAATCCAGCCGCCGCTGCACGGAATGAGGCTATGAATGCACTCAATGACCTGCGGAAACCGCAACGTCCTATTGGGTTGTAAGAGGGTAATTTTTTAAACCACGTAAGGAGGCCTTATGGCTATTGGCGGCGGCATCCTACCAGCTACAGGGTCAGCACAGTTCAATGAACTGACTTATGTAACTCGTAGAGCCTTTATTCCCAAGCTGGTTGTCCAGCTTTATAACTCCACGCCCTTGATGGCGGCTCTGATTGCCAACAGTCAGTCAGCCTCTGGCGGTGTGTCTTCTGTAACCGTTCCTGTCCAAGGCGCACAGTTTGTGAACGCTCAATGGTCTGACTACAGTGGCTCTTTTGCCCAACCGTCAGTCCAGCAAGGTGCTTACAACGCTGAATTCGACCTGAAACTGATGATTTCTCCCGTGCCGTTCCTCGGTATGGAAGGCGCAGTTCAGCAAGATGCCGCCATTATTCCGTTGATTGAAGCTCGTATGAACGATGCAACCAACGTGATGATGGATGCAATGGCAACTGCCTTGTACACCAACACCAGCAATACACAACAATTCATCGGCTTGCCCGCTGCTGTTGCTAACTCTGGTACTTACGGCAACATTGACCGTGGCACTTACACATGGTGGAAATCCTCACAGTATGCCGCTGGCTCTGTGAACCCAACCCGTCAAAACATCCTGCAATACATTTCTGGTACTGTCAAAAACGGTGCTGAAATGCCTTCGTTCGGTGTTTGCGGTTTCGGTACTTGGACACTGTTGGCTCAAGACTTTGTTGGTCAAGAGCAATACGTTATCACCCCAGGTGCAGGTTTTGACGGTGAAACCAATGGCCCTCAAGCAGCTTTCCGTGCTTTGATGGTTGCTGGCGTACCTATCTATCCAGACCCCTACTGCCCAGAAGGTACTGTGTACTTCCTGAACACCAACTACTTGTCTCTGTACATCCATGAGCAAGGTTCGTTCGTGTTTACAGGCTTTGAGTCCACTCTCCCCAACTGGCAAATTGGTTATGTCGGTGCGGTTTTGATGATTGCCGAATTGGTGAACGTCAAGCCCAAAGCCATGACCAAGGTGACGGGTTACAACTACCTCTCACTGTAAGGAGAAAAAGACATGGCTTTAGCAATGAATAAAATCATTCTGGCGAATGCAACCACCAACACTGCTGGTGCTTACTTCTCCAATGTTTCACTGACTGCCGCTAACGCTGGCACTGTGATTCCCGCTGGTACTTATATGCTGTTCCCCGCTGCTAACGTAGTGATTACTGCAAATAACGGCTCATCCATCACAACTCTGCTTGCCAATAACACTGGCGGCATGATTTTGTCTGATGGCGTGAACGTGTTTGCACAATCTACTATTGCTGGCGCAGGTGCAGTTACTGCATTGACCATCAATGGTGGTATCAATGCAAACAGCACCTACACAAGCTAAGGAGACAGTATGAACGCAAACCATGTAGGCTCACTGTACCCAGACGGTTTCGGCAATTTTGCTGTTGGCTCTACCAATCCTCCCGTTGCGATGGGAAGCACTGGTAATGCTGTGGCAACAATTGCTACTGTCGGTACTGGCTACATCGTTCGCCGTATTACTGCTTTTAATGCCAACGGAAGTGTTGCCGCTGCCAACGTTACCATCTTCACAAGCAATGATGGTAACTTGGCAAACGCAGTTTCTAATGCAACTGTTCTTTCAAACATTACTGGCACAGGCTTGTATCAAGACCTTGCGTTGACAGCAAATACGTCAACAAAAATCTATACAAGTCCTTTGTTTGTGTGTGTAAATACAGCGGCAGCAGCAAACAACACTGTTGATATTACTGTGTACGGTGACGTTGTAACACTATGACAGACCTCGTTTATGTAACCAACAACACCGACAAAGACTTGTACGCTGAGTACCACTATGTCGGTTATGAGTTTCCTGTCGGCAAGACAGTTGAATTGACTGTCCCTGCTGCCATGCACATGCTTGGTTACGGAGATGAGGACAAGGAGAAGTATCTAGTCCAGTTGGGCATGATACGACTCCACAGCGAACTTGAAGAAGCAATGGAGAATCTGAAGAAGGTGTATATTTCTTCAGAGCCTCCAACAAAGAACCGCTCGTTACCCTCGGCGGTTGGCGTAGTACCCTTACGGATTGAGAAATCCGTTGGGGGAAAGGTCAATCAGAGGGTTGCATAACATGAAGGTAACATGGCAACTCTCTCTTCCTACATCACGGAAGTACAGCGGTTATTGCATGATGCAAACTCTGTCTTCTGGTCAACCTCGGAGCTAACGGACTACATCAACGATGCCCGTGAGCGAGTAGCGAGAGATACTGGGTGCTTACGTACCCTGCAAATTACTGCCACCCCAATTTCTAGTACAGGAGTACCCGCAACCGTTTGGACTGCGGGTGCTACTGTTACTGCGGGTCAGTTCTTATTCAACAACATCTTCATCTATGAAGTGGTAACTGGTGGTGTTCTCAGTACTACACCTCCACCTTATCCCGCTTCTGGCTACACTTTCCCACCTTCTACCCCGTTTACAGATGGCACAGCCAGTCTGCAATATTCTGGCCCTGCGGAAGTTATCCCCTATGCCACTATTGCTACTGGCACAACACTCGACATCCTAAACGTCAACGTTTACTGGGGTAACAGCCGTATTCCACTGCGGTATCTGCCCTGGTCAAACTTCAACGCTCAACTGCGTTACTGGCAAAACTATGTCGGCAGACCCGTGTGTTTCTCTGTTTACGGACAAAACACCATCTATGTTGGCCCTGTTCCTGACCAATCGTATGTCGTAGAGATAGACAGCACTATCTTGCCTACTGCGTTGAGTTTGAACACGCCTAACGCTAATGACCAGATTCAAGACCCCTACACCACGCCTGTAGCTTTCTATGCGGCTTACAAAGCCAAGTACAAAGAACAGAGTTACGGAGAAGCTGAGATATACAAGCAAGAGTATGCCAAGCAAATCCAAGCGGTGTTGAACTCTGTGTACACACGCAGAATCCCTGACCCCTACTCTACCTTCTAATCATGGCAGCAGCAGAGCAAAAGAAATCTTATGCTGTCTATAAGAACTTCAAGGGCTTAAATACCAAGTCCAACAGGACAGCCATTGATGATGAGGAGTTCTCATGGATTGAGAATGCCATGCCTATCGGGTTTGGCAACATCAAGATTGTCCCTGCTCAAGTCACATTCAAAGATGGTGGCAATAACGCTATCTCGTTTGGCAACACTGTAACTACCCTATCCAACACCAATCTTGGCTTATCTGACTATTTGTTGGCTTTCCAAGAAGACGGTAGAGCGCAATACGTAATCATAGATACAGGCACTGTCGGCAATGTTGGTGTGACAGGCACGTTCTCGTCTGCCAACGTGTCTATCGCCCAGTGGAAGAATGAAGAAGTATTTATAGGTGACCCTAATAAAGGACTCTTTACTTGGGATGGCACTGACCTGCTCAACGTTGGTGGTGTCGGCAGGATAGGTTTGACTGCCAGGGGTTCAGGCTATACCTCTGCGCCAGCAGTAACTATCTCTGCGCCCAACCAAACAAATGGTACACAAGCTACAGCAGAAGCAACAATCACGGCAAATGCTGTATCTTCTATTGCCGTTACCAACGGTGGTAGTGGATATACAGCCGCACCTACAGTGACCATCACAGGCGGGGGTGGTAGTGGTGCTAACGCTATTGCCCAACTGCTGACTTTCACTAAAGGTGCACTCTTCATACAGGTAACCAATAGTGGTTCTGGCTATGACCCTGCTTCTCCTCCCGCTGTGACTATCACGGGTGGAGGCGGTGCTAATGCCGCTGCAACAGCTATTGTGTTTGGTAACGCTGTTACAGAAGTCATCATGACAAATGTGGGGGATAACTTCACAAGTGTCCCAACTGTCACCATAGCTGCGCCACCTACACCTTCAGGCAATGCAAATGCCACTGTCATAGGTGTGCCTAACCTAGAAGAAATATCCAGTGTTGCTACCTTCTCTGGTCGTGTCTGGATTTCTACAGGGCGTACAGTTACCTATTCTTCTGCTACCAGCCCTACCGACTTCACTTCTGTTTCTGCTGGTGCTGAGACTATTTCTGATTCCACCTTGCGTGGCAATATCCAGCACATGGTGTCTGCCAACAACTTCCTGTACATCTACGGTGAAGACAGCATTAACGTCTTCTCAGATGTGAGGATTACAAATACAGGGGATACCCTGTTTACCAACACAAACGTGTCTGCGTCTGTTGGTAGCAAGCTGAAATACGCTGTTTTCCCCTATTTCCGCTCTGTTTTGTTCATGAATAACTACGGGGTGTATGCCCTCGTAGGTTCAACAACAAGCAAGATTTCTGACCAGCTTGACGGTATTTTCCCCTACATTGACTTCACCAAGCCTGTAACTGCTGGTCAAGTTTTGCTAAACAACATCCTGTGTGCGGCTTTTAACTTCTACCTGCTGCCTACTTTCCCCACAACCACGGGAGACAGGTTTGTACAGTGCGTGTTTTTTGAGAAGAAGTGGTTTATCACCAGCCAGGGTGCGTTGCGGTATGTATCTTCTGCCCCTGTTGGTGGCTTGATAAACATGTACGGTGTGACAGACACAGCACTTTTCCGTTTGTACGGAGATGCGACTGCAAATGTGGCTTCTGAGATACAGACTTCTCTGTCCCCTATGCGTGACCCTATCCGTACCAAACAGGCTCTGAAGTTTGGTATTGAGGCAACTCTTACTACTGGTGGCACATTCAATGTGACGGTAGATAGTGAGAGTGGTTCTAGCCCTGTGTATACATTGAATAACAGTGTGACTTGGTTTAACAATTCAGGGGTGACGCTTACGTGGGTGAACAATTCTTCTACGACAATAGGCTGGTTGACGAGTGCGGGGTATGCCTTGTACAAGTCAGATGCACAACAGTATGGTAAGTATTTGGGGTTGACAATGACTAGCACAGACCCTGCGCTAACTGTCAACACGATTGAGTTTGAACATGAATTAAGAGTGAGGTTCTAACATGGCTGTTCCTAATATTTTTGGTACTGCGACTTCAGCAATTCCGTTATCGCAACTAGACACCAACTTTGCTACCCCTGTTACTATCGGTAATACCGCTCCAAAAGTTGCAATTCCAAAAATACCAGATACAAGTAAACTTTTCACTAAGTCTGCCAATCTTTTGAATACTCCTTATAATCCTGAGCAATTAAATTACTATCAGCCCCCAGAAGAAACGACTGCGTCAGTAGCAACACCTGTAGCCGATACTGGAACTTATGATCCAGCAAATAATCCAAACCCAACACCAAAAACGACCATGTCTAATCCAGCGCCTTTGAATATGCTAGCAGGAAAAGGAGAGCCAATCGATACTTCTAGCCTTAAAATATCTCAAGGCGCTCAACTTAATCCATGGGAAAAATTTCAACAAAATATTATTTTACCAATAACAAAATATATTACAGATCCTCTTTTTGGAGATGAAAAACA